CACAAACATCTCAGCGTTAAGACCAAGAATCCCCCTAGGCAGAACATCTTTAGCGTAAGCTATTTCTAGCTGCACAGCTTTCTGTATGTGTTCAGTTACTTCCTGCTGAAAAGATTTTGTCCAAATTTTGGGGTTTTGCTCTATAATTTGATTAACGACATAAGTTCCAAATTGTATGTGAGAGCTTTCGTCTCGAAGAGTATACTTAATTTGGTCTGCAATACCCTGCATTTTATTTTGCCGACCTAGAGCCAAAAGCATTGCAAAGCCGCTAAAGAAGAATATGCCTTCGCAAACAATCCAGTAAGTGATGAAGTTTCTTAAAATCTCCTTTTTGCCTTCTTGAGTATGAGGATTAAAATCTGCTCTGCTCAAGTCGGTAGTAATGCTCATTAAGAAATCATCTTTGGCCTTGATAGATGGAATATTTAAGTAAGCTTGATATACCTCATCTATTTTAAGGTCTAAAGAATCACAAACGTAAACGATAGTTAGGTTGTGGAGACTTTCTTCGAACGCTTGCCGAAGAATATACTGACGACACTCAGCGTCAGTGATGTACCTAAAACCAGACAATAGTAGATTATTACCAACAAGAGACTCACTACCGGCAAAGAAGCCGAGTGAACGTTTGACCAAAAGTTTTTCATCATCTGTTATGTCTCCGTTTTTCCACTGCTTAATATCGTCAGCCATAGATATTTCTGTTGGCATCCAATTATTAGCGCAGCCTTTAAGGAATAAATCCCACGCAGTCTTGTGCTTGTGCGGTAAAATACAATTTACACCCGCAACATCTTTTCCTAATATATTTCCAGTTTTTGAGTCGTTCATCTTTGTAAATTATTGACAGGCTTCGCAGGCTTCGGGGTTGGCAATAGAACAAGCTATTTGCTCTTCTTCTGTATACTCCTTCTTAGTTGATTTTTCAACTTTAGAAGCGCCACGGTTTCTTAGATAGTAAGTCGTCTTCAGTCCGGCTTCCCAAGCAGCCATATAAATATCATTTAGATATTTAAGACTTGTATTCTTGTTGTACAAATTAAAAGAAATGCCTTGATCGATCCATTTTTGACGAGCAGCATTACATTGAATCAGCTTGAACATATCGCGGTCAAATGCAGTTTTATACTTCTCTTTGTACTTTTCTGGAATGTCTAATAGCGTGACATCCCCGTCCGCTTCTTTGACAGCTTCCGCGAATCTTGGGCTCCACAATCCCTCCTTCTTCATATCATCTACGAATTGTTCGTTCGTGATGTAGAAGTTTCCGCTTTTGTTTTCGTAGACGAAGAGGACTGAGAAGTTCGGTTCGATGCTCTGCTCAACACCATTGATATACCCAATAGTGGCAGTAGGAGCAATTGCCATAATGTTGCTATTTCTGATTCCATATTTTGAAATACTTTCTCTTACTTCTGACCAATTCAATTTACCCCCCACGGGCTTGCTTCCAGATTTTTTTCTAAAATCTAGTAACTTGTTGTATGTGTCTATTGGGAGTTGGCCCTTGTCCCATAATGAGCCAGAGAAGGTTTTGTAGCTGCCTCTTTCCCGGGCTAGTTCGCTAGATGACAGTATAGCGTTGTAAGAAAAGAACTCTGTAAGTTCGTCAATATATTTGACAGCTTCGTCAGAGTCGTACTGGACATCAATTAATTGAAGTACGTCGTGAGTCGCCATCATTCCTAGCCCAACTGGGCGGTGCTGCAAATTTGAATTCGCCGCCTCTTTAGTTGGATAGAAATTTAAATCAACAACATTGTCTAGCAGGCGAACAGCAGTTTTAATTGTGCTAGCAAGTAAATCACGATTTAACTTAAATTTGCCAGACTCGTTTTGAATAAGATGGTTCTTTAAATTGACGCTGCCAAGATTGCAGACAGCAGTTTCGCCGACTATAGTTTTTTCTCCGTCTTTATAAACAGATGGTTTGGTGTGCAGTAGAATCTCTGTGCAAAGATTACTAGAATGCACCGTGCCTTCATGTTGATTGCTATAGCGAATATTGGAGGGGTCTTTGAAAGTAATCCAAGGGTGAGATGTCTCAAATAAAACTTTTAACATCTTCTTCCAAAGTTCTTTAGCTTTTATCTTGCGAAAGTTTTTAAGCTCTCCAGCCTCTGCCTTGCCTATCATCTGATCGTAGACGGCCGTAAAGCAGTCACCAAAGGCTTCATGTAAATCTCTAGACTCGGACGGGCAAAACATATACCAATCTTCATCATTTTGAACCTTTTGCATGAATAAATCTGGAATCCATGCAGCGGTATTCATGTCATGGCAGCGAAGCCTTTCGTCGCCAGTATTGCGGCGAAGGTTTAGAAAATCCTCAAAGTCAAGATGCCAAGGCTCTAAGTAAGCGCATCCTGCGCCGGGCCTTTTGCCGCCTTGATTTACCGCGACGAGTGTGTCGTTGAAGATTTTAAGCCATGGCACAAGACCTCCAGAAATCCCGTTTGTGCCTTTGATGAAAGCGCCAGAAGACCTAAAATTAGTAACATCAAAGCCCAAGCCTCCAGCGTATTTACTCTTACGTGCTTCTTGCCAGACTCCCTCGAAGATTCCGTCAATACTATCATCGAATGTATTTAAGTAACATGAACTTAGTTGCGAGTGAGTAGTCCCACTATTAAAGAGAGTAGGG